GTCGTGACGAACGCCCTGCACCTGGTCGTAGACAGTCGTGGGTGAGCCACGAAGCGCCTCGTCTCGCAGGAACATCTGGTTGGGGGTGATCTGTGGCGTCGTGACGGGCAGCCAGTAGCTCGTGCCAGACGTGGGGAGCGTTCCCTCGGTGGTCTCGATGACCATTCCGAGGTACGAGTTTGCTGTTAAGAATGGGCCGGCCATTGGAGTTCCTTAGTTCGTAGGGGTTGGTTCGGTTGATGCGGTTGCGTCCGTCACAGGGGCTTCTGGGGCGGTCACAGGGGCTTCTGCTGGTGCAGGAGTAGGGGTGCTGGCAGTCCAGCGTCCGTCGGCTGGGTCAGTGTCGAGCACGGTCACGTTGGGGATAGCGACGAGCACGTTTCCCGAGGTGTCGAGGATGTTGGGGTAAATGCGCTCTTCCGAGCCGGTGTAGGTGAATGACATTTCGTTCCTTATGAGATGTAGGAGTTGGAGTTGGTGATTTCGATAACACGGACTCGCACCGTTGAAACTACCTGAGTCACTGAAGCGGATCCGTTGATTTGACGGGGGTAGTAGGACGTGACTTCGATGTCCTGGCCGCCGTTGGTCAGACCCTCGCCCCACTGGAAGATAGGGCCGTTGCCGCCGCAGTTCTTTGATGCTCGGATAGCGTTGGTGAACGAGTCCAGAAAGGTCTCGGCGTCCACGCCAGCGTCCTCGGTCTTGCGCTTGTTCGAGCGGAAGATACAGGTGAACACCACCTCGTAGACGATTTCCTTGCCGCCACCCGTAGAGCCGGTGAGCTCGATGCGCTTCTCGTTCTGCGTCTCGATGTACGGGTAGACGATACAGCCCTGCTGGTGGCCTGGGTCTTGTCCCTCGTAGAACTCGCCCTCGGGGGTGAACTTCGCTGGGAAGTTCTTGACCTCGGACAGATAGGTGATGCCAGCCGAGTTGAGGTAGTTGATGAACTGGGTGCGTACCGTTGTCCGGCTCACTGGCGACCGCCGATGACCTTGAAAGGCTCGAGGAGGTCGTAGGCCAGCATCATATCGTGGGTCGAACTTTCCGTCCGGCCTGAGACCGAAGTGGGCTCGCCGATTTCGTTGATGACCAGACCGCCCTGTCCACGCTCCTTGACCAGAGCGACGACCAGGTGGATGACCGCCTGCTTCACGGCTGCTGGGAGCGTTGAGGTGTTCACGCCGAGGCCGTGGTTGTAGAGCAGGGGGCTCTTGAGGGTGATGACTTTGCCCGTAATCGAGGCAACTCCGACGTACTCGTCGTTCATCCCGTCCCAGATAGAGAAGTTCATTCCGGCGTAGAGGCCGGTGGTGTCATTGACCGTGATAGTCGTGGCCCCAGCCGTAGCGGAGGCCGTCAGGAATGAGTTGTACCAGCCGTTGATGTAGGTGTATTGACACCACATATTGGTCTGGTAGCCCCAGCGTCCACCGGCGATGCCGAGGGAGCCGAAGTAGAGGCCGAGCGTCGAGGGCGCAGTCAGGATGAACTGGTCACGATCTATAGCCACGTTGCTCGTGGAGATAGTGATTTCCTGAAGCCCAGAGCCAGGCCCCCAGCCGACCTGAACGTCGGTGACTGCCAGGATAGGCGTGAACGAGGGGCTGAACGTGATGTTTCCGTCTCGGTTCGGGCGATACCAGCCGTTCTCGGTGTTGCTCGTAGCGTTGAGCGAGCCCATTTTGCCGTAGCAGAAGATGTCGGCCATAGACGAGGCTCGCTTGATGAGCTCGAGGAGTGCTCGGTCTTGTGCCAACTGGTTAGCGTTCTCGATGAGGTTCGAGAAGTCAATAGCCGAAGCGGTGGGGCTGAACTTGACTTCGTTGAGCGAGACGTAGGGCTCGATTAAGCCCTCGGTCTGAAAGAACGGTGCTACGACCATTTAAGCCTCTTCTAAGTTCGTGCCGCCGCACTTGCCGCATCGGTCACGGATGAGTGCGTTGAAGCCACAGTCCGTACAGGTGAAGCCCTGGCGAACGTGGCGGAAGTTCGTGCCAGCGACAGCGAAGTCGCCGGACTTGACCAGTGCTCGAGCGGCTGCTCCCTCGACGTGGAACGTGCCGTCTTTCTGCATTGGTATTACTGCTCCGTCGTTGATAGTCACCTCTTTGAGGTTTCTGTCGGATCCAACGAGTCGCATATTTCTCCTTTCACGACTGGGAGGGGAGCAAGGCGGTGGGGGAAAGGGGAATGAAACCCCACCGCCTCGCTCAACCCTCGGTGCTAGGCGCAGTGGCCTAGCGAGGTTGGCTTATCAGCCGGTGATACCGGTGACGATGCCCGACCACGCTGGCGCACGGAACGCCAGTGAGCCGTAGGTGTACGAGCTGATGTCGTACGAGAAGCCGATTTGTGGCCACTCGATAATCATCGAGTCCACCACGTTGTGCGCTTCCACGGTCTGGCTGACGCCGGAGTCGGGGAATGGCAACTGCTTCTGGTGGATGAGCAACGTACCGGCTGGCATAAAGCGGTGGGTGACGAGGTCGAGCATCGTACCCGTGGCTTCGTTGGCAACACCAGTGACCATAGCGCCAACTGCGATACCGTCAGTGCCGGTTGCGTAGTTGAAGCGGTAGGACGTTGAGTTGCCACCCTGCTGCAGGGCCTTGGAGATCGCACGACGAACAGCAGCCGTCGTGAAGATGACCTCGGGGTCAGCCATAGAGCTGTTGAACAGCGACACGAGGGCGTCCTGGATGAAGCCAGCAGGCTCCGTCTGTGAGGACACGGTTGCGTTGAACTGGTTCTGGTAGCCACCAAGTGAAGCCAGCGTCGAGATGAAGCCGTCGTAGCCTGAGCCCGAGTTAGCGCCAGCAGCGTAGGCGTTGTAGGAGCCGTCGGTGCTTGGGTAGGTTCCCGAGATAGCGGCGAACGACAGACCAGCGACACCGGAAGCGAGGCTTGGGGTCGTGGCCTTGTAGGTCGTTGAGCCAACTACGACGTAGATGTTCACAGCGACAGCGCCGAAAGGAGCCGTGCCAGTCCAGGTGACTGAGACACCCTTACCTGCGGTGGCGTTGGTGACAGTACCGGCTGAAACGCCAGCAGTCTCACCGTAGGCCGATGACAGGGTGATGTAGACAACCGAGCTCGACGTGGCAGGGAGACCCGAGCCGGTTGAGTCGTTGGCTGCGGTCACTGAAGTCAGAGCCGAGGTAGGCAGAGCCGTCGAAACGGCGTTCATCATATTGCGCTCTTCGGCGAGGAAGTGCGACCAGATTAAGCTCGTGTGTGAGAGCTGTCTGAGGTCGGAAAATCCGACCGAGGCGAACTCGGCCTGGAGGCTGACGCTGTCCGACAGACCCTGTTCCACGAACGACTTGACAATCTTGTCAGCGGCGTAGGTGATCTTCGTAGGACGGTTGAGCGTGACGCCACCGAACGACGTTGAAGCAGAGGTGCTGTTGAAGAACGACGAGGTCTGACCGACACCGCCGACGCCTGCGTTAGACAGACCGGTGATGCGACGGAACTCGAGAGCCTGGCCCTGTGCCTTGATGCGAGCGATGCTGTTGCGCAGGTACAGTTCCTTGGGGATGAGCAGCGACAGAACTGGGTCGAGGTCGTAAGGTACGAGACCCGAGACGCCCGAGATAGTGCTGTTCAGTGGGCTGGTCAGCGTCAAGTCCTTCTGCAGGTCGGCGAGGCCGTCGAGCGAGGACTGAACGGCGGCCAACTGGTCGCCTGAAACAGCCTTAGTGATTTCGGTGGTCAGTTCCGTGATGCGTGAAGCGGTGTTCACGGACTTCTGGATGCCACGGGTTGGGTCGAACGAGATTTCTCCACGCTTGGAAGCGGCGAGGGTGTTCGAGTGGACGGTGCTCAAGGCTGACTTGTAAGCCTCAAAGCGCTTGACCTGCTCGTCGGCTGGGAGGCCTGAGAAGAGCTGGTCAAGGGAGGGAGCGGCGAGTGCCATTCTGGTTCCTTTGGGTAGTGGTTAGAGTGATGCTTCCAGCGCTCGAGCGGTCTCGAGGTACTGGTTGCGGAGTGCAGGGTCGGTGATCTGTGCGGCGAGGTTGCGGTATCGCTGTGCCTCGACCTCACGGGCCAAAACTGCTGCTGACTTGCTGGTCTGTTCACGGGTTGCTCGGAGAGCAGGCCCGCCAGGTGCAGCCATTGACTTCACTTCGTCGAGCGCAGCCTTTAGGAGTTCAATCTCCTCTGTTGCCTTGCTCAACTCAGCCTTAGCCGAGATGACTTCCTCAAGGCCCAGCGCCTTGACGATTTCGGAGCGCAGTTCATCCTTGATTTCAGGGGTCGCTGTGTCTGCGCTTGCGTTCTTGATGAGGTCGGCGGATACGCCGAGTCCTACATAGGCCATTGTGTCTCCTTGGTAGTCGTCTGAGTTGTCCCAGCCGGTGAATGGTGCTTCGACCTGGTTCTCTGAGGCTTCGTCAGTCCACCAGCACAGGAACATTTCCAGTGTGCAGAGGAGTTCACGAACGTCGCAGATCTCGTTGTCGTCGCCGTCGAGCATCTCGTCGAGCTCGGCCTTGATTGTGTTGATGAGGCCCTGACGGATAGCCGACAGTTCGGCAGCGTCGTGGGTCTGTCCCTCGGCGGCTTTGGTAGCGCCGATGTCCGAGCCACGCCAAGCGGCAGGGACGAGCTCTTCCTTGCCCATAGCCTTTGCCCGAGCGATGATGTGCTCCTTGGCGGCCTTGGGGTCTTTCGCCCGTCCGATTGACTGGATAGCGTTGCGGAGGTCTTTCAGCGTCTTGATTGGGAAGCCCCCACCTGGCATAGCCTCGCCGGACTCGGCCAACTGCTCACGCTCGGCGTCGGTGTAGTCTTTCTTCTCCACCTCGGGCTCGACGGCCTTCATATCACGGTTGTCGAGTTCCTCGGGGATTGACTGGCGGTTCGGCTCGGCGAACTCTGAACGGCCCTCGGGCTGCTCACCAGTGCCACCGCAGACATCGCAGTCCGTCTCTTGGGTGTTGCCCTCGACGTTGGACTTCTTGCCAGTGCCAGAGCAGGCTCGGCAGAAGAACGGGGAGTCACGGTCAAGTACCTCGTCACGAGTACCAGGCTCTTCGGTCATTACTGCTTCGGCGTTCAGCGCTGGGCTTTCAGCCTTTTCAATCTCGGTCACGGCTGACCCTTTCACTAGTACGCCGTCTACTGACTTGGCGATTTCGATACTGCACGAGGGGTTGGCTGGGCGGTCTACGAGTGATACCTCGACGATAGTGCCGTCCACGATGCGCCCACCAGGAGCACGTTCGTCCTTGACGACACGAGCGCCCTTGATGCCTACGGAGAAGCCGGTGTAGATGCCCTCATCGACCATTGTGGCGGCCATTGGGTCTACGACCTTGGCAGTGACCACGAAGCCCGTGCCGGTCTTTTCCATTTCGGTAGCCTTGCCGACAGCCTTAGATCCGTGCATCTCTCGGATGTTCCCGATTTGCATCCACGCTGGCATTGCCTTAGCGAGCCAGGCTGGGTCGCAGACCTGCTGGTCGAGGTCGAGCGTGTCGTCCGTTGCCAGACCCTTGACGTACATAAAGCCGTCAGGGCCACGCTTGGCGGTCAGGTTTCCGAGGTAGATGCTCTTGATGTTGTCGGTCATTGGTTCTCCGGTTAGATAGCAGGAGTGATGAAGCACTCGCAGTTGGGGTGAAGCGGTGGGAACTCGTCTGTCACGGCGTGAGGGTTCTCCTCGCTCATCGTGAGGCAGGCGTCGCACGGGTCGTACACTTCCCAGTTGTATTCCTCGAGTCCGGCCACTTGGTAGGCGTCGAGGACTGATGCGTTCGCAGCTCGTCCGGCTTCGGTGGCGGCGATGACTGCGGCTCGTTCGGCGCTAAAGGCGTAGGAGTCGTAGATGTTCTGCGTTATCTCGGCGTAGGTGGATCCCTGCGCCAAGCCGTCAGCGATGATGTTGCCGATGTGCTCAGAGGTGGTGTCTGAGATGCCCTTGATAGTGACACCTGCCGACTCCATTAGAGCCTTGAGCCCTGCGCCAGCGACTTTCTGAGCGGCTGGCACGTTGCCAGGAGCCCACGTAGACCAGTCGATAGCGTTCGACAGCGCCCCCATTGGCGAGGCGGCGATAGCACCGGCTTCCTCGGGCAACTGGGTCACAGCGTCGTCCGTGCCGACCAGGCCGGCCTCGGCGTGAACTGCGCCCACGAGGTCAGTCAGTTTCTTCGGGTCGAACGTGACGTTGTTGTCCACCGCCGCCTTGGCGTCGTTCTTGTCCTTGTTGGACTTCGCAGCCTTGGCGGTGTTAGCGGTCATAGCGTGGCGCACAGCCGTCTCTACGCCCGTCACAGAGGCTTTGAGGGCCTCGTGGATGAGTGGGGCGTAGTGGCCGGAGACCTTGCGCCGACGGGCAACTATGGCAGGCGTTTCGGCCTTAGTAGTTGAACGGGCTTTTGGGGTATCGGTTATCTGCGCTTTCAAGACTTCAGCCTCTTCGGGCGTGTGGTACTTGAACTCGAACTCTCGTGAGCGTGGTCGGCTAATGAACTTAGCGAACGCCTTTGCTTCCTGCGCCTTTAGCGGAGTTTGCGCCGTGCTGCTTTCACTCGGGCTTTCTTCACTCGCACTTTCTTCGCCTTGTGTGCTCGGTGTGCCTGGCTCACTGGGGGTCTCTTTCTGTCCGATAGTTTCGCCGGTTGCGCTTGTTTGCAGCAGTCCCTTGAGGAACTGGATTGTTTGACCGGCCACGATGAACGGCTCGTCTGCCTCGGGCATTTCGTAGAGTGCCTGGCCGAGTTCGCCCTGTACGTCGTTAAGGGTTTTCTGGCCGGAGAAGAGCTGCATCTGAAGCGCCTTGGCCTGCTCGAGTTCGTTGGCGGCGGTGGTCGAGTCCTGAAGCACGAACGTCACGTTGAGGTCGGCATCGAGGTAGCGACGGCTCAGGGAGTTGATGATGTCCGTGATGTAGTTCATCATCGGCTTGGTCGAGACCATTTCCGAGGACTCGCTCTCGCCGTCGTGCGCACCCTTGCCACCGCCGAGACCGGCACGGGCGACCACTCCCAGCGATGAGGGGGTCACGCCGAAGATAGCGGCGATGCGCTTGATGATGAACTCGTCGTACTCCGGCTTGAAGCGCTCTTCCTGCGAACGGGTCTCGACTGGGTCGAAGCCGTCGGGCAGGACTTTGATGCGGTGGCGCTCGGCGGTTGAGCCGGTCAGTCGGTCATTGAGGATGCGCTCGTAGGCGCTGAGCTTCTCCAAGCCCAGTTCGACGGAGTTGGTGCGCATCCACGTCATCGGCGTAGATCCGAACTGATACTCGGCTCGCATCCACGCTTGGCGGTCTAGGTAGAGGGTCGCTGCTGGGATTGCCTCTTCGACGGGCGAGAAGCCGTAGGGCGACCAGGTGCGGCGGTTCTTGATGAAGACGGAGAGTTGGTCGGTCTTGTATTCGCCGTACTTGCCTGGTGTGTTGTAGAAGTCGCCGTCGGAATCGGGCGAGGCCACGAACTCGCCACGAGGGAAGCCCCAGAGCACCTGCTGGTAGGCCGGTGAGGGCGGGTGGGGAACGTCGCCTCGGTTGTCGAGCAGGATTTTGATAGTCGGGGCGTCGATTACGTCGAAGCCGATGACTGCTCCGCCGAGGTTGTAGCGAGGGTAGACACAGAGTTGGTCGTAGACGAACACTTGCCACAGCGCCTCGGTCAGCCACTCGCTCCACGAACGCTCGGACTGGACG